AAAGAAAATTTAATCGAATTCGGACATTATTATATTTGGCATGCAACAACTTATTACCGTGAGCTTTTAGATGCACTTGAAATAAATGATATTACTTATGATAAAGTGCCATTGGTTTGGAAAAAGAATGTTGCACCACTTTCCTGGGCGCATTATAAAAGAATCCATGAGCCGTGCTTATTTGCAGGTAAAGGAGCAGTTAATGGTGCAGGGAATGGCGCCCGTTGGTTCGGACCTGCAAACGAAACAACAGTTTGGGATATTCCAAAAGACCATAACGGGAGTTATATCCATCCTACACAAAAACCTGTTGCACTCGCAGGAAGAGCAATTCATAATTCTTCACAAAAGGGAGAAATTGTTTTGGATTTATTCTTGGGCTCCGGCTCTACTCTTATTGCTTCAGATAAACTTGAAAGAAAATGTTACGGAATGGAATATGAACCTAAGTTCTGTGATGTAATTGTGCAGCGTTTCTTTAAATATTGCACTGACAATAGTAAAGAATGTACTGTTAAACTTAATGGTGAATCTATTGATGAAAATTATTTTTTATAAATATAGGTGATTTATGAACAACGACAGAGAATTTAACACCGATGTTATTCAGCTTTGGGACAGGCAAGCGAATGAATCTCTCAAATCTTTTATGCTGTTCCGTGTTTACAGAGATTTAGGGCTTAACCGTTCAATCAAAGAAGCTTGCGAAAGGACTGGCAGGAAATTTAGCTATGCACTCAAACTCGCTACTCAGTATAAATGGCGTGAAAGAGCAGAAGCTTATGAATTGTTTCTCGATAAGAAGAGACAGCAAATAAAAATGAAAGAAATTGATGAGATGAATAAAAGGCATAGCAATCATGCTCAGGCAATTGAGAATGCCCTGATTGTGCCCGTAGAAAAATTTATCAATAATTTCAAATCTAAATATGGTGAAAATTTTGAGAATATGACATTAAAAGATATTCTGTTCTATATTTATAAAACTGCTGAAAAATTCCCAAGCTTGGTAGATACAGAACGAAAAGCAAGAGGTGTTCCAACAGATATTAGCAAGCAAAATATCGACCTTACTTCAAATGGCTCTACAATACCTTTTAATGTTTCAATTGAAATCAATGGCGAGGACTCCCCGCTTTTAAATAAAGTTTTGAATGATATTAAAGAAGCTAATGATTGAGTTACCAAAAATAAAAGCGTCCCCTGTTTATCTTGCGAACTGGTACTATTTTCATCAGCCGCAATACAAAATCTTTGTTAATCAGGGCGGAACACGCTCAGGGAAGACGTTTTCTATTACTCAAAACTTAATCAATTTAGCATTAGAAAAAATGAGAACTATTTCAGTTGTTTCTGTTACCCACTCGCATTTGAAAAGAGGTGTAATCCGTGATTTTAAAGTAATTATGAATGACTGGAATATTTTTAATGAAAATTCATTTAATAAAACTGATTTGATTTACCAATTCCCAAATGGTTCTATTATTGAGTTCTTTTCTGCTGATAATTCTGCAAAGTTAAGAGGTTCCGGGCGTGATATTCTTTTTATCAACGAAGCAAATCTTTTAAGCTACGACGAATGGAAGCAATTAACACTGCGAACACGTGAGAAAATATTTATTGATTATAATCCAGTTGATGAATTCTCCTGGATTTACGAAAAAGTCCTGCCACGTGAAGATTGTTGCTTTATTCAATCTTGCTATCTTGACAACAAGCAATTTTTACCAGCCGAACAAATCGAAGAAATCGAAAGGTTAAGAGAAGAAGACGAAAACTACTGGCAGGTTTTTGGGCTTGGCAATGTTGCTCATTCTACTGATTTGATTTATAATAAAATATCAGTTACAAACCAGTTACCATTTGGCGAAATTATTTATGGAATAGATTTTGGATTCAACAATCCGACTACGCTTTTGCAAATTTCCAGAGATGGAAATGAAATTTTCATTAACGAGCTGCTCTATGAACGAAGATTAACGAATTCAGATTTAATTGAGCAGCTTGAAATACTTATTCCAAATAAATTCGACTGCATCTATGCCGACTCAGCCGAGCCGCAACGAATTGAAGAAATCCATCAGTCAGGGTTTAATATCTATTCTTCAGATAAGTCAGTTAAAGCTGGAATTGATTACTGCCAGCGGTTTAAAATCAATATTTACAAAGAATCCATCAATACAATCAAGGAATTACGAACTTACAAATGGAAACAGGATAAAAACGGCAACAAAGTTGATGAGCCGGTTAAATTTAATGACCACGCTTGCGATGCAATGCGTTATGCAGTTTTTACCCACGGACAAAAATACTGGTCTGATATCGGAATGGTCTTCCCGAATATTCATTTAAATAAAATTAATAAAAAAACTAATTACGATAATTATTAAGGTGCAAAATGGAACTAATCAATAAGCTTACTTCATTTTTCAATAAAAAAATCGAAATACCTGATAGTTTCGATGGCTTTTCGTTCCCGAACTCAAATGATATTCAGGCAGCTAAATATTTGGAAGAAAATTTGAAATTTGGAGCTGCAAGTATATTTAATGGATTCACAGATATTATGCCCAATCCAGACCCCGTTTTGAAGAAAATGGGATTTGGGAAAGACGTTGATTACTATAAAGAAATCTTAAGCGACCCGCAACTTTACGGAGCTATCGAAAACAATCGTAAACCCGGAGTTACATCTCTTTTGATGTATATTGATAACCCGGACTGTCCACAAGATGAGCTTGAGTTTTTTAAAAAATATTTTGATTCGCTTCTTTCCAAAGGAATTTACGATATAATCACCAATCAAACTCTTGATACGCCTCAATTTGGCAGAACTGTATTTGGTTTGGTTTGGAAAAAAGTAAATAATGCGTTTTTGCCGGTAAATATTTCACAAATACCCGCAAGTGAATGTAAATTCAATTATGATGGCGAGCTGCTCGTTTTGAACGAATATGGTTCTTTTGAAAAACCACTGCACCCTGCAAGATTTATTGTGCTTCGCAATAAGCCCAGTTTAGAAAATCCTTATGGCGAGAACTTACTTTCACGTTGCTATTGGAATGTCCGCTTTAAAAAAGATGGAATGAAACTTTGGGCTTTATTCACTGAAAAGTTCGGTATGCCATGGGTAAAAGCAACTTATGATGCAACTTCAATATCGAAGTTTTACAATACGAAGCCGGAATCTGCAGCTACTTTACTGCTCCAGCAACTAACACTAATGGCGAAAGATGGAATTATCGTATTTCCTAACGGCACTTCAGTTGATATTGCAAGCAGCGGACAGGCAGATAATGCAGAAATATATGAAAAATTAGTTCGTATATGCGATGAGCAAAATACTAAATTGCAGCTCGGACATTCAGGCGCAACAGAATCCACCAGCGGAGATAAATTAAGCAACGATACCACTGCTACAGATGTAAGGCAAAACATAATTGATTCTGATAAAAAATTCCCAATTGCATTTTGGAATAAATTAATCGACTGGGTACATTTCTTTAATTTTGAAGGCAACGAAAAGCCACACTTCGATTTGTATGCAAAGGAAGATGTGGATATGAGCTGGGCGCAACGTGATGCAATGCTCGTTCCAGTGTTCTCTCTTGCAGGTATGAAGCCAACACTCGAATATTTTAAAAAGACTTATGGCTTTGAAGATGAAGATATTGAAGTAATTGATACTTACATGCAGGAAGAGAAAGAAGTTGCTCCGCAAGAAAAGCCGGTTGAAGAGGATACAGAAGAAGAGAAGGCAGCTAAAGATTTGCAAATTGATAAATTCAGAATGCTTGCGCATAGTTTAACACGTAAATTCTTTAATGCAAGTGCTATTGACGACTACCCCGACCAGCAGCTAATTGATGACAAAGTAGATATTGCAGTAAATAATGATATATTTGAGAATACTATTGTAAGCTTCATTGCTAAAAAGATGGAGAACTTTAATAGCTATGAGGAAGCAGAAATGAACATTCCTAAGCTATTAAGCAAAATTGATACAAAAGAATTTGAGGATTACTTAGCTCAAATACTCTTTGCTGCTGATATAGTAGGGCATTTATCTTTAAAAGATGAGGTCGGTAATGGATAAGGAGCTTTTAAAACATCTTACTCTTTGCTTCGATAAGCCACCAGAGGAAGCTGTTGAATATTTGAAGTCTAAGAAAATAAAAGTAACATGGAACTGGCAAGAGCGTTTACAGGCAATTAAAGAACATTCATTTACAGTTTCTAAGGCAAGCTCCGCTGACGTTTTGCAATTATTCAAAGATGAATTAGTAAAGTCAGTAGAAACAGGCACTACATTTAACGACTTCAAAAAGAGCATTAAAGAGAAGCTAAAAACAGCTGGTTTTTCTAAAAATGCTGATGGTAAAGCGTGGCAATTAGATACGATTTACAGAACGAATACTCAAACTGCTTATATGGCTGGCAGGTATTTGCAGCAAAAGGAAGTAGAAGAAACCTTCCCTTACTGGAAATTTATCGCAGTTTTAGACAATCGCACTACTGACGTTTGCAGCGGATTGCATAATAAAGTAGTGAAAGCAAGCGATAGCTTCTGGGATACACATACGCCACCACTTCACTATGGATGTAGGTCAAGAACAATTGCCGTTGATGACGACTATTTAAAGAAGAATAATCTTAAAGTTTCAGATGGTGGCAAGCTTGCTAAACAATATCCGACAGCAAAGGGCTTTGACAACAATCCGGTGGAAGCTTGGAAACCTGATTTGAGTAAGTATGATAAGAAAATAAAGAATGAACTGGGGAAGGTATTAAACAATAAACCAAAATCTGAAGATGATATTAGAAAAGAACGTTTATTCAGTAATTGCAGTAAAGAAGAGTTTGAACAGGATTGGAACACAGACGAAAGGGAAGCATTACAAGAATTGATTGGCTACAATAGGAGATTAAGCAAAAAACAAATAACAGAAATATTCGGCGGACGCGATGATATTGATTTTGGGCAAATAGTTGTTGAAGCGAACTATCATCCTGACGGATATATTGAAGGAGTTAATATTAGAAGTATGAAAGGAACAGGTAGAGATGGAACTTTTGATAGAAAATTTATATTTTCAAAAGGATATGTTGAACATTCGTATTATAAATTATATAATACAGGAAAAGATTCATACAAACAAGCGTTTATTAATCAATTAGATTTTTACGAATACTTAGGAAAGGATAAATTTAATAAAATTACACTTCACGCTAATATAGACGTTGGATGTTGGGCTTGGGGACGATACGGGTTCAAATTAAATGGCGATAGCGACTTTTTACAATACACTACAAGCAAGATAATAAAAGAATTTAAAATACGTAAAAATGCAGATAAAACTGATGTTGTTAATATGTTTTCAAAAGATAAATACTTTTATATAGCAGCAAAAGAATTTTGTCAAAAATTTAATATCGATATAGAAGAATTCAAAGAAAAAGTAGTTAGCAAACATATAGATTGGTTCGGATATTTCAATTTAAATGATTCAGAACAACAGCAGATTGGACGCGAATATGCTAAAAAGAAAAAATAATATTATTTTGTATTCTTACGGAATACTTCTGCAGCCCATTCGTCTTCTTCGTCCCACTCGACACCTCCGTGGAGCTTACGGTCTGTTGCGACACCATCTTCAATATAAAATCCTTCGCACATTTCAGACGGCTCAAGCTCTTTACCTTTTTCTATTTTCTGCCAGATTTCTTTTGTTTCTTTTTCTGTTTTCATTTTATTTCTTTTTGTTTATTTAACTTATACAAATATAACACATTTAAAAGGTGAAGTCAAGTAATATTATACACGTAAATTTAATAAAATATGAAAACAATAAACTTAGACGGTTTCAATCCAATTCTTGAAAATATAGTTAGAAATTCTATTGAAGAGAATTTTGCACAGGAAGGACGTTTCGGAGCAGGTATATTTGGTGGTGGGAACTCCCGCTGGCATAAATCATTACGAGCCCGGAAACAAGGCGGAAAAACTTTACAGGATACTGGACAACTCGCTGCATCAATTCAGGTGAAAGCAAGTTCAGATGCTAAAATCACGATTGAAGCAAACGCTAAAGATTTAATTAAATTCAATGCAAGTGGTGATTTCAAAATAAGAGTTGGTTCAAATAAAAAATATGCTGGAA